AGTTTGCCTTTTAGTTGATTGTAAGATAAAATTATACCAAGAGGAAAAGAGCCTAGCCAGCTTAATTTAAAGTAAGTCAATATATATATATTTATTTAACAGGAGGTTTTACCAATGGCAACATTTAATAACGCAAGAAATATTCTTGTTGGAGCTTCTCCACTGTTCTTGTCAGTAAAGGATTCAACTGTTTCAGGTTACACTGAAAACATGGAACCAAATGAGACAGCAGGAGTAGCGTTTGTTGATGGAGCATCTTACACAGATACCCTCAACACAGCAGCAGCAGGACTTAATCCTAAGTTCCGCAACGTAGGTTTTACAAATAACGGTCTTCAGATTACTTACAACCCATCATACGGTTCAGTTACAGTAGATCAGCTTCTTGATACAGCAAAGCTTTTCAAGGAGTCAATGGAAGTTATGATTGCAACAGAAATGTCTGAAGGTACACTTGAAAACATTCTTGCTGTATTCGGTCAGGGTCAATCAACTCTAGATAGAGGAGATGACATCGACACTCTAGGTCTTGAAGCAGGTGCTCTTGGCGTACAGCCAACAGAGCGTCAGCTGATTGCAGTTGGCGCAGCACCAACTGTTTCTGAGTCAGGTGCTAACATCACAAGAACAGAGCGAGTATACTACGGACGCAGAGTACTTTCAGTACAACAGTCACAGTTCTCACTTGCTCGTAACGCAGCAACAACATTCCCAGTAACATTCCGTTTGCTTCCAGACGGTAACAAGGGTGGCTCTGAATACGGACTAATTATTGACCGTGTCGTCACAGCATAATTAATTTATTAATTAATAAAACCCCCCTAAGAAATTAGGGGGGTTTTAGCATTGTATTGGTATTTCTGATATGATACAATAATTAAGACGAGATCCTAGGAGGATTTAAATTGGCAACAACAGTATATGATGTAGAAGAGATTCAACTACAAAATGGCGCAACAGTAAAGCTGAAGCCTTTAACTATTAAAGAGCTTAGAAAGTTTATGGCCGCTATCAGTAAGACAGCAGAAGTAACTACAGAAGACGAAACACTAACCATCCTAATCGATGCTTGTGCAGTAGCACTAGAAAAGCAGCTTCCAGAATTGGTAGCAGATAGAGACGCATTTGAGGACGTATTAGATGTACCAACAATTAATCGTATCCTTGAAGTTTGCGGTGGCATTAAGATGGATGATCCAAATTTGCTAGCAGCAGCGGTTCTAGCTGGTCAGAACTAGATCTAGCTGCATTAGAAGGAGAAGTATTTCTAATAGGAAACTATAAGAATTACGAGGAATTGGAAGATAGTCTTTCAATGCCAGAATTGATTCAGACTTTTAAATCTATGCAAAAGACTGAATCAGAGAAAAGAAAATTTTTGGCCGCAATACAAGGCGTAGAACTTGATAGCGCTGAAGAACAACAGCAAGGCAAGAGTTTTGAAGATGTAAGACGAAAGGCTCTTGGAATAACTGCAGATCCATCTGACATTGTTTCACTACAAGGTCAGTTTGCATCAGAAGCAGGGTTTGGTATCGGAGCGGGACTCGGATACAAAAAGGAGTAAGAGTTGGCAGATCAAAATATAGTAACCAACATAACTGCGACGGCTAATTTTTCTAGCCTAACAGCGCAGTTACAAGCGGTTACTTCGCAACTCTTAAAACTCCAAGCTACAACAATTGGTTTAAACAAAAACCTAACTAGCCAGGTTGGAGTCATGAATCGTCAGTTTGACGAAACCATGCGCTCCACTGGCCAGTTTTCTAGACACTTCGTAACATTAACATCAGACGTATCTAAGTTTGGACAAAATTTAGATAGCGGAAGAATGAAGCTCGGCCAGTATTTTAGAACATGGCAAGGGCATACACAAAAAACCAGCTCTTTAGTTAGAGACCTTGCTAAGCAGCAGGTAATGCTTGAGAATTCAATTATTCAGCCTCTTGGTAAAAATGCACAAGGCTTAATGCAATATAACGTAATGGTTCAATCTGGACTAGACGTTACAAAAAATAAATCAGCTCTTCTAAGACAAGAGCTTGCCATCATGAACAAGGTAATGATGGATGGATCAAATCAGCTTATTAACTGGGGTAAGAATACACAGTGGGCTGGTCGTCAGTTAACAGTAGGATTAACTGTACCTTTAGCAGCATTCGGTATGGCTGCAGCAAAAGCATTTAGGGAAGCAGATCAAGAGTTAACTCGTTTAACAAAGGTTTATGGAGGATTAACTGCAACATCCAGCGCTGATCTTCTTCAGGTTCGTAAAGATGTTATGGCGGTATCAAGAGAATTAGCTTCTGGGCTAGGAGCAAACTTTACAGAGACTATTGCGCTTGCCGCAGATATTGCTGCTACTGGTAAAGAGGGTGCAGACCTAATTGACTCAACAAGACAAACAACAAGACTTGCAATTCTTGGTGAAGTAGATAGACAAGAGGCCATGAAGGCTACACTTGCAATTCAAACAGCATTTGGTCAAAATACAATGGAGCTTGCCGAATCCATTGACTTCTTAAACGCAGTTGAAAACCAGACATCTACAACTCTAGATGATTTAGTAACTGCTATTCCAAAAGCAGGTCCCGTAGTTAAAGCCCTTGGAGGAGACGTACAGGATCTTGCACTTTATTTAACTGCTATGCGTGAAGGTGGAATTAATGCATCAGAGGGTGCTAACGCATTAAAGTCTGCACTAGCATCTGTCATCAACCCTACCAAGGTTGCAAAAGAAATGTTCATGGGCTTCGGCATAGATCTGTCTGGCATTGTAAATAAAAATGCTGGAAATCTAACTGGAACAATTATGGCACTCAAGGACTCACTTGACTCACTGGAGCCGCTACAAAGGGCAAGAGCAATTGAACAGCTATTCGGCAAGTTCCAATTTGCTAGAATTAATGCATTGTTTGAAAACCTAGGAAAAGAAGGAAGTCAGACTCTTCAAGTTCTAGATCTTATGAAAGCAAGCACACAAGATTTGGCAGCAATTTCAGCACGAGAATTAACAGCACTTACAGAATCTGCATCTGGTAAATACAGAAGAGCACTTGAATCTGTAAAGGCAGAACTTGCAGTAGTAGGAGAGCAATTCTTAAAGGTAGGAGCATTTGTATTAAATGCTATAGACGGAATTTTAAAGTTTATTGGAAATTTACCAGGACCAATTAAAGCAATCCTAGGATTTATTGGCGGGCTTACAGCAATTGCTGGTCCTATAATCATGCTTACTGGTGTGCTTGCAAACTTCTTTGGGTATATCATCAAGGGAATATTAGCCCTTAAAAACATTGGTAAGGGTGGAACTGGCTTTAAATTATTAACACCAGAATTGATGGCAGCATCTGCTGCAGCTAAAACAGTAGAGCAATCATTCTATAGTGATACAAAGGCTGCTGCAACATTCTCAGATGCAGTCATGACACTTGCAGCTTCATTCGATAAGCTAAAGCAAAGCGCAATGAGCTCAACTATTGCTACATCAAATAGTATGTCTACAGTTGCTGGAAATCCAGTAATTGGTGTTGGCGGAAGAATAGTAGATAAGAATAACCCTCTTATAGGAAAACCATATTCTAGAGACATGTCTCATATGATTCCAACTGGATCAAAGACGCCACAACAAAGAGCAGACGAAACAATATTTTCCACAGTTCCTGGGCCAAAGCCAGTAAATCAAAGAATTTCAAATGCTCCACAAGTTTACATGGACACGGACCTTGCAAAAATTCCAGGAGTCACATCTGTTAATGGAGTTTCAACTGGTGTAGTTGCGGCAGAAGCGGCCAAGTGGCATTCAATGACCGCAGCAATTGCAATGCAATCTAAAGAAGAATTAGCATTACTGAAGACGGAAGTAGCAGCAACAGGAACAGTAACTGCTTCTCTTACAGATTCATATCAAGCACTTTTGCCACAAATGACAAAGATAACTACTCTTGCAGCACAAGAAACATCTTTAATCGTTGATCAATTAAAGGCTGGCAAGATTACAGTAGAAAACGCTAGAGCAAAGATATTTGCATTAAATGCTCAAGTTGAAGCAATGATGGCACAAACAGCTCAAGGAGTTGCAACTGCACAAGCAAGAACATTAAGCTTGACTACAGTTCCATTGACAACACAGCCAGTTGTAAGCGCAGCTGGAAAGTCAAATATGAAAGAGCTGTTCCACAAAACAGAAACTTCTAAGCTTATAGATTCAATTGCTCGTGGCCTAGGTGTTAGAACTTCTGGTGCTGGATATAGCATACACACAACAAAGCCTAGATTTAATACTGGTGGAATTGTATATGACCCATCAAAGCATGGCTCAATAGTCCCAGGCCCATCAAATATTGATTATGACATGGTGCCAGCAAGACTTCCAGAGGGCAGCTATATATTAAATCAAGAAGCTTCACGTAATAACCCTGATTTAGTTAGAATGGCATCAAATAAATATAACCGTGGCGGCAAAGTTATAGATGCAATTCTTACACCTAGAGAGACTTATTTTGATCCAGAGTTTACAGCAGCCAATAAGCCTTTACTAGATAAAGCTAATAGCGGTTCAAGAGTTCAGCTAAGAAATAATGGTGGAATTCTTGGCGGATTAGTAAGGGTTGGTAGAAGAGGATATGGTAATGACATATTCCCAGACAAACAATACTCTTTAGCAGAACTCAGAAAAGCTGAAGAATACATAAAATCTCTTACAGGAAGAGATTACGAAGATAGAAGAAGACCAGGGCTAATTTTAAATAATGCTACAGCTCTTCTAGATAATGTTCCTGGAATGACTCCAGAAAAAGCAATTGCTGAAGCAGTTAAAGTTGATGGTATAGCAAGGCTAGATAGAATTGTGCGTGGAGATGCATCTAAGGGATATGCTGCAATTCACAATGCATATCTAAAAGAACACTATCCAGACCTGATACTTGATGAGAAAAAGCCTAAGAGACAAAACGTAAATGCTAGGAATAGAAGCCTACTAGCAAAAATGCTAGAGGTAAGACTGTTTACATCTGGATCCACCCAATCTTTTGCGGATAGAGCGCATATCAATCCAATTAATTTATCTACTGGACATGCTGGATATTTTGGAGAAGCTGGTCACGATAGATTTAATTCAGTAGGAAATAATATCAGAAGAAGAACTGGTGCCCCTGATCGATCACCAGTTTTTGCTGATGAGGCAGTAGCACACGCAGATGACATAGCCAAATCATTTGGGTTTACAGATGCAAAAGAATTTAAAAAGAATCTTCCATTTATAAGAGACTATATTAGAACTGGGGTATGGAAAGGTCCAGGTCCAGTACCACTTGGTGTTGTTAAGTATGTAAGAGGCAACATACAAGTAGCTACAAACAAAGTAGTTCCTAGAAGAGCAGATGGCAGATTTGCTCCACAGGCTGCTAGAGCCGTAAAGCCACTAATGGCTATGGTTGCTGGTGCACGTAGAAATGCTGGAGGAATAATTGGTGGCTTAGTAAAGCCAGGTAAACGAAATTATGGCAAACTGTTCCTTGGAATGCCAAGAAGATTTAAGGATGTAGAAGCACAAAGAAAAGCTAGACTTAGCATGGAAGAGATTGATGCTGGGCTAAAGGCTAGCCGATTTGCAGCAATGCCTCCAACAGATTTTGGCAAGTTGATATCTCCATCAACAGGAAGAAGCTTCCCTGTTCCAGGTATTGGAGGATTGTATGAAAAAGCAGACGGGACTAAAGTATTTGTTAAGCCAGTAATGGATGAAACTGCAGCCCTTGCAGAGCAACGTGCAACTGTTATTGCAAGAGACGCTCATAATTTAACTGCTCCAAGACAAGAAATTAGAACCATGATGGACCCTACAGATCCATCTGGTAAAAGAAAGTTGCTTGTATTAGAATCTCCTTATGACGAAGCTTTTTCAAAAAAGTCGGGAGTATTTTCAAGAGAAGATTATTTCAAGCAATTGGTTGCAGCTAATTTAAGAGGCGATAGAGATTTAAGTAGAGATAATCTTTCTGGTAGCACACTGGCTGATGTAGGAACAGCTGGAGTATTTAAGATGGCCTCTGGTAAAAGAGCTTACGAAGAAGAAATGATTTCAATGAAAGAGCAAGCACGTATAAACTTGCTTGGAGTAAAGGGTGGAGCTAAGAGATTCTTTGCAGAGTCTACATTGGCAATTCCAAAGGGCATGACACCTAAACAATATCACAAGGCAATGATCGACGAAATTGATGACGTGCTTCCAAAACTAAAGTCTACAATATCTAGCTTTAAAGATTTAACTCCAGATGAGGCTAAAGTTTATGCCGCAATGATTAAGAGACTAGAGGATGGAAGAAGAGTTAATTGGGAAGAGTTCCATGGAATTCATTCCTCAGTTAAAATTGCACAAGCTAAGGCATTAACCCCAGCAGCATTAAAGAAGCTAAAGGATGAGGCTGAATTAAGAATACGTCAAAGAGGCCATGCTGTATCTTTAAGTGATAATTCTTTCAAGACGCCTTTAAATGGGTTTAACGGAGGCGGAGTTATTGGTAACGTCCTAAAGGGACTAGCCATGAAAAGAATTGGCGCAGGGTTTGGTCCAACTGGAGCTCCTAAGCCTAGCATGTATGAGTCTGCACCATGGGGAGTAAACTCTCTATCAATCAAGATGGCAGAGACACTATTTGCTGGAACTGGATTAAGAAAGAATACTCAAAAATTACTTTACGATAAGTTTGCGGCGGCAATGGCTAAAGAAAAGCCATTCGGATATGTTAAAGGTCCAGACGGCTCTTTAAGAAATGCCCTTGAGCCAGACTCATTAGACTCTGTCATAAGAATGGCTGCAAATAATCTAATGTCTGACAGAAAAGCTTTCATGCAACTATCTCCAATCGATAGGGATATTCTAAAAAAGAAATATGTAAATTTTGATTCTAAAAAAGATACCCCTATAACAGATGATCTTAAGAAAAAGATATTTGGTATTGATGGTAAAAGAGAAATGGGTGGACCAGTATCTCCAGGACAAAGTTATTTGGTTGGAGAAAAAGGTCCTGAAATATTTAGCCCACAACAAAGTGGTAAGATATTACCAGGATTTATGCTAGGTGGTATAGTAAAATCTAGTAAAATAGGCTACGGAGAAAAGGTTACAGATGTTAGCCAAGTCACATCTAAAGAGCATGCAAATCGTCTTCTAAAATCAGGAAATCCAGGACAAAGAGCAATAGGACAGGCTTACTTAAACAATCTTAAGATAGCGCCAGTGCCAGTTGCTGCTGCACCCATCAAGCCTGGTCCGTTGTCCGTTGGAACAACTTCATTTGTTGGAAACAAAGGGGTAGTAACAAACGTTCCTACACTTCAAGGATCACTTCCATATGCGCCTGGAATAGGTATGTTTAACCCAATGCTTAATAAGCCGATGGAATTATTAAAGTCGGCTTCAAAGCAAATAGAAATGTCATTGTATGCTTTAGGAATGAGCGTTAAAAAAGATGCTCTTATGGTAGGCAAAACATTAAAATTCTCTGGAGACCAGATTGTAATTGGTGCAAGATTGATGCAGGATCAAATAAAGACATCAATTAATACTATGTCAACTGGTTTTAAATCTGTTGGGACCATAGTAAGCAATGTTGTAAAGCAGACTGCTACTCAAATAGGAAATTCAGCAAAAGAAGCGGCTACAAGATTAAATGCACTGAGACAATCTTTGTTTAGTCCTCAGATAATTGCGCCAAGACCACCAGGTGCACTAGTAAACCCAGACAGAACATTTTTACAGAATTCAAGGCAGTCGTTTGCTGCAAACGCAAAGTATAGTACAACAGCAATGCTTAACCCTATTCAATACGGCAGATCAGTTTTAAATAAGCCAATAGATCCAAACAAGCAACCTGGAATGATGGGCGGAATGGTTGGCTCCATGGGTGGAATGATGGTTGGAGGAGCAATTGGAGAAAGATTAGGCGGACAAACTGGAATGATGATTGGCTCCATGGGCGGAATGATGGCAGGACAAGCAGCTGTAACAAAAGCAGGTGCAGCATTTGCTGGTCTATCAGCATCTATGGGAGGAGCTGGTTTTGGTGCAACTGCAGTTGCAGCAGCAGGATTAATTGCACCAATCGCAGCCGTAACTGCAGCGGTAGCCGCTGGTGTTATTGCATGGAAGCACTATAAGCGTGGGCAAGAACTTAATATATCCACATTTGGAATGACAGCAGAAGCTGCTAAAAAGGCAAACCTTAGATTTACAGACTTTGGTTCAAAGATTAAAGACACAATACAAGACTCAAAGGACATGGCCGCTGCAAATAAAATGATTTATCAAAGTATGAAGGATGGTGGCACACCATTCCAAATGACAATTGCAGAGTACAAAAAACTGAAAAAAGAAGTTAAAGAAACCTTTAGCGAGCAGATTGCAGCTTTAAATAGACAGCCGTCAAATAAGGTTCCAGATGCAGTACGTAGAATTAAAGAGCAGCTTATAGCTGCGGGAATGTCTGCGGATGAAGCTACTAAAAAGATATTTACTATGCTTCAGCTTTCAAATAAAAAAGATCAGTCTATAACTGCAACAATGGGCAACAACAGCTTTAAGAAAATATTAGATCCTCAAACTGCCGCAGTTTCTGCAGTAGAAAGTTTTGGAAGAGACACTAAGGATCAAGGAAACAAGGAAAAGGCGGCTTCATTAAATACAGCTTTAATGGCAACCGAAACTGGTATAAATGATTTAATAGCTAAAAGAGAAAGACTAGTTGCAAAGGATACTACTGGCAAGATCAAATCTTTGAGTTATTCAGAAGCTGAAAAAATGATGCTTGATCAAATAAATCAATCAAAAGAAGCTGGTAAGGTAATTACTCAAGGAACAATTGACGAAATGGCAAAGACAAATCCAGAAGTCAGAAAGATGATTAATGAGTCTGATACAGTCGTAAGCGTATGGCAAAAAATTAGACTAGAGGCTCAAGGTTTTAATGGGGACCTTTCTCTTTTAAATGCAGCTCAAACAAAATTTATTGCGGACGCTTTTGCAGCAATATCCAAGGTTGTAGTCCAAACAAATAGAAATGGTCTTTTAAAAGAGCAGTACGCAAACCTTGAAAAACTAGATAAGCAAATTAAGAGCTATACCAAAGCACTTAAGGGACAGTCAGTTGCAGAACAAATATCTGATAGAGATAGAGTAAAGGCTTTAAATAAGCAGATAGATGCTATTAATAAGCTTGCCGAAGCAAGAAAGAAAGCTTTAGCAGCACAGCAAGCAGATGCTGATCTAGGAAGACAAATTGAAAAAACTAGACTTGAAATGCAAAATGCTGCTGCAGTTGGAGACACAGCAAAAGAGCAAAGCCTAAGAATTGATCTAGAGTCATTAACTTCACAACAGCAAACAGAAGCTCAGATGAGAGCTATAGATAAAGCTGCCGAAGCAGGCATGGCTCCTTTAAAGGCTGCGATAGAGGCTATATCTAATAAGCAAGAAAAGCTTTCTGACTCAGCAGCACTTGCAGGAGAAAGTCTTGATAAGTTAAAGGCTAAATATGATAAGCAAGATGCTGCAATTAAAAAAGTAAATGATTCCATGACTGCACTTTATGCTAATGCATCAGCAGCTGGAAAGAGTATTGAAGATTATGTAAAGACAGTAACTGGAGCAGAAGAAGCGGCGGGGCTTGTTGCTGCATCAGAAGCAGCCACTGGCGTAAAAATGCCAAGATATACACAGGGTCCAGACGGAAAACCAGTTCCTGTTTCACCAGAACAAAATGCCTTGGCTATTTTGGCAAAATCTACTGGCCCAGCAAATGCTGCTTTAGCATCCGCAATTGGTGGCGGAGCAACTCTTCAAGATGTTGTTAATGCTATTAGTGGAGATTTTAGAAAAAATTCAACAGGTGAAAAGGCTCCAAAAAATACTGATAGAGTGGGAGGCCCTACGGGAAATCAGGTAACAACAAACCCTAAAACTGGAGACAAGGAAGTTCTAAAACCAGGAATTTTTGAAACAAGCCTATTAAGCTTTAAGAATAACGGAAGAGGGCTGTCTGCTGGATCAATTGTTAAAGTTGGTCCTAAAGGAGACATACCTGCAGTTATAACAGATGACATAACTAAACCTAAAAAGAGTGGCGAATTAAAAATTGTAGCTGTAGATCTAGCTCAAATGAGAGCGCAGTTTACAGTTCATAAAGCGCAGGGCGGTGTAATCCGTGGACCAGGAAGCAATACATCTGATTCTATTCCAGCCATGCTTTCAGACGGAGAGTTTGTTGTAAATGCAAAATCAGCAATGTCATTTGGCTATGGAAACCTAGAAAGTATAAATAGAATGGCAGCAGGCGGAAGAGCATCAAGATTTAACTTTAATAGAGAGATGTTTGATGTTAGAAGCGCAGGATCATCTTCATCATCTTATGTAGTAAATCAAACTATATACGCATCAGACGGAATGGATGTAGAAGCGTTGTCAAATATGATTGTTCGTAAGGCAGAAGTTGTTATTGGACAAAAGGCTAAGCTTAATGTTAAAATGGTAGGACAGGGGAAAAATATATAATGCCAGCTTTAATTTTACCAGTAGGTGCAGCCTTGTTTATACAAGACTCTAATAACGCCTGGCAAAAATTAACTGAGCATAATAGGTCCCCTATATCTATAGATACACAAAGGTTTGAGCAAACCTCTAGGATGGCCAATGGAAGCCTTAGAAAGCTGTTTATAGCCGATAAGAAGAACGTGTCTACCTCATGGAGCATGGTTCCATCATACTCTACAATGACCGTGGATGGCTTCTGGGGAGCAGAAGATTTAAGAACCTTTTATTTAAGCGCTAAAGGTCAGGGCACATTTAATGTAAGAATTGCATATAACGCCACAAGAACAGAAGAGTTCCTTGCATCATTTACATCATGCTCATTTAATATGATAAAAAGAAATGTAAAGGAAAAGGCGGCAGATCCAGCACAGGCATTTTGGGATGTAACTATTTCACTGGAAGAAGTATAATGCAAACTGTAAGCCAAACAACACTAGATAAAATAAATCAATCAGTATCATATTCAATGTCTGGCGGATGCTGGCTGGAATACAATATGAATGACTTAATAAGAGATGTAAAGATAGAATCTCCAGTAGAAACTGTTACAAAAATAGATCCAGTTACTGGTAAATCATATCAGCCATTTAAGAAGCTATTCCCATTAACAAGTATAATAGATCCAAGAAGACCTTCATACGCTGGCATTAATTATTTTATATTGAATCCAAATGTTGTATCTCAGATACCAAAATATAATGTGTCCGCTGATCTTCCAGTTAGAACATATTTTTCAAGCACAAAGACTCAGTATAAATTCTGGCTTTCCCCACAAGCATCAAACAACACTTTATCTAATTGTAATTTTACAGTAGAATATCCTGCAGATAAAACTGCAGTAGCAAATACAATAGTTGTTAAGTTTGAGACTTCATACTCTAAGCCGTCTACATGGTCTATAAAAATACAAGATTATGCTGGAGTAGAATCTACAATATCTACAAACGGAGTTGTTCCTGACAATGGAGTATTTCAGATTTACTATAATGGATCATCATGGTCTACAACAAAATTTGCTCAGCCTTCAGCCCCAGTAAATATTAAAAAAATAATTGTGACAGTAAATACAATAAGCGTAGCTAACTCTTTCCTTGGAGTTATAGAAGTTGGAGCTAGGTACATACAAGACGTTTCAGATAGAATAGTTGGCTTTCAAGTATCAAAGATGTCATCGGATGATACATCTGGAATTGTTCCAGTAGGATCAGTTACTTCAAATGCACTATCTATTTCCCTAGAAGGGTTTGACAAAAAGGGAGTTGAGTATGATAAATCAATGCCTTTTAATAAATCTAATATTAATCTGTATAAAAATGTTAAAGTAACACCATTTAATAAAATAGATAGTGATGTTATACAGCAAGGAGTTTTTTACATAGATTCATTTATGATATCTGAATTTGGCGATATTGATATCCAAGCTTTAGACGGTGCAAAATTCTTGCAAGAGATCCTTGCTCCAGATATCGTAATACAAAATGCACCATCACAAGCTATTATTAGAAGGCTGTTAGACAGCGTAGGGTTTACAGCATACAACTTTAATACATATGGTAAGGGCGATGCTAATAAGCCAGACTCAGCAACAATAGTTCCACTTTACTGGTTTACAGAAGATACAAAAACTGTGTGGGAGCACATACAAGATTTATGTAGAGACACCCAGATGATAGCTACATTCGACAATAATGATATTCTGCAATTGTATCCAAGAGATTATTTGTTTGATAAAGATAGGGCAAGCGGGTTTAAGTTTAGAAGCGAAAAGAAAGGTGTTAACCTTCCTAATATAATTTCTTTTACAAAAGAAACAGTGCCATCTGTAAAAGCAGTTAAGGTTATTTATACCCCAATCATTAGCACTAACTACTCTGGATCATCGGATAATCTTTATGTGTCTCCTCCTTCCGCCATAGGAGCAGCAGCACTTCAGTCTACTTTGTTAGCAACAGCTCCTGCAGAAACGGGAGCAGATAAAGGTGTAGTCTCCCTTGCCCCAATTAGCGTCTATAGTGATTTAGCAGATACAACTTTTTATAACAAGTCTGGATATTTTTTAATAAATAATGAAATTGTTCAATATGACGCAATTGAATTTCAATACGAGCCGCTTGCAGCAAGAAATACCGTAGTAAAAAAATGGATAACTTCTGATTCAGATATTGCTAAATACCTGGGAGAAAGTGTAATCGGATCGTTTAAATCTACATTAAGATATAGAATTAAGGAAAGAAATTCTTTTAATTCTACTGGTAAAGGCATAGGGGTCGGAGAAGAGCATACTGTCGATGTAGATAAGCTAAAGTCAGAATGGCAAGGACACAAGGTAAACATTTCTGCAAAAACAAATGTATCAGACAACTCTATATTTTCACTAAAGCAAACAGATGGATCTGGTAAATTAATATCCAGATCACTTCTTAACATAATTGCCCCACCTTCCTCTAAAGAATATTACGTTGCATCTGCATCGTCTCCAGATTTAAAGCTAGCTGATCAAACATACTTTTCCGTAGGAACAGCACTATTTTTTAAATTGGCTAAGGATAAAAATGGAAGAGTTACTGGAGAGCAATCAGTTTCTGCTGGACTTGGTATAGGTCTTTCAGCTAACAACTTAAACGGTTATATTTTAAAGATGTCTACATCTCAGAATGTTGCTAACAAAGGATTAAACTCAAGAGACGTACAGCTTGTAAAACTAGTAGATGGTAAAGAAACTCCAGTTACTGATACTCAAAAAAGCGAAGATAATTCTATTACTGGCGTTTCGGGCGGTGAGTTTTATAGAGTAGACGTAAAGGTTTCTAGAGCAAAGGCTGGGTCACTAGTATTTAAAATTAAATTTAATAATGAAGTAATAACAGCAACCGATACAGCACCTATAGCCATAGCGAATAAAATTTCTCTAATTGGCATAAAAGGCGATTCCTCATTTGACTACGCATACTTCTCTGCTTTAACTAAAGAAGATTTTGCAGAGTCTAGTGCCACAGATAAGTATGGGTCCTATGTTGCAGCTTCTAATTCTTTAAAGAATATTTTTGGAGACTTCGTACTAGGAGAATCCGTTTCTACACTGACTGCCCCATGGATAAAAGAGTTTGGCCCAGTAGCGAGAGAGATTAAAAAGATATCTACTAAATATGCCACGAGACCTGGAATGGTAAAATTCCCTCAAATAATATTAAACCCAAACGTAACCTTACTTGGATACGATGCAAACTCTTTTGGCATAGACGCCTACATACTAAATAACACTGGTGCTTTTGTAGATCTTGCAGACGGAGGAGAAAAAAGCTTTATCGTGGTTGGAGAAAGCATCGCACCTCTCGACCCCTTTGAGTATATAGATCCAGAACTGTCTTCAACTAAAAATGATGAGCAGGTAGCATTTGAATCTACATGGATACAAAAAGAGTCAGAGGCAAAAAATCTTTCGGACTGGATGAAAACACAATGGTCAAAGCAACAAACAGTTCTTACCCTTGATATTTTCCCTAATCCAATTGTTGAAATTGGAGATGTGGTTGAAATATCCTATCCAAGTAACCTAGTGTATTCTACAGAAGATGCTGGTAAAACAGCTGGCAAATATATCATCTTAGATATACAGCAAGGCTATAGCTCTGATTCATCTACAAAAATAACCTGTAGGTCGATTTATGTTCAATGAAATGGTAGAATCTTTATATGGCTAAAAAGAATATAAAAGTAGGTCAATCACAGGTAGCGGGTGGCGTAAAGGTACAGCTTCCTTTAGACTCACCTTTAATTGGCGTACTTAAAACAGACCAATACGATGTGGTAAATCTTTATACAAACAAGGTGGACAAAACCTTTATTCCTTCCGATCCAGATGAAGAGCAGGAAGAAGAAGTTGAAGATGAAGTCACAGATCCAGAATTATTAATAGTACCAAACTTGGAAGATATAGTTTTGATAGGTGCCACTGGCAAAAGATATTCATCTGGACAAACAGTCACAGATCCAGAAATATATTATGACTCAAATAACAATAGAATGCTCAAGGTCACATTTGAAGTAAAAAATAGCGTAGGGGACATAGTAAAAGGGGCTGTAGTTATATGATAACAAAATTTGGCAAAAGATTTATTACATCTTATTTAGCAAATGGATTTAATTCTAATCAAAAAGATATCGCAATAGGTATTGGATCAGCAGCAGAAAACGCAAACGACACAGACTTACAGTTTGAGTTTTATAGGTCTGGAGTATTTTTAGGAAGCTCAGATATACAAACAAATACCGCAACTGGAGAAACAACATATTCTATAGTTTATAAAACAACTCTGCCTTCAGACGTAGAAGGAATAATTTCTGAGATCGGAATTTTCCCCACTGGATCTTTGCAAAACACAGACTACTCTTCAAGATACATATCTTCATTTGAAAATGTTTCTTCATGGACTGATAGTGATGGAAATCAGCCAACAACAGTTTCAACCCCAACTCCAAAAATAGGATCTTCTTTTTTTTCTGTGTCTGCTGCTAGCAGTGGGAGTAAATCGTATAGTATAGATACTATATTTGATATTTCTGGGTATGGAGTGGACGATAGCATCAGCATTGCTTTTTATCAATCAGATTTAAATCTAGACTATGTGTTTGTAAAATTTTATAGTTCACCAACTATATACAAGGAAGTAAGGTTTCCTGGATCATTGTCTATAGGTCACAAAATATTAAATACAAAGCTATCAAGTCTTTTTAATTCTTCCTTTTCTTCCGTCGACCCCACAGACTTTGCAAACATATCTAAGATAGAGGTGGGCATAAAGTCAAAATCTTCTGGCGCTTCAAACGTGCTTTTAGATGGACTTAGACTAAACGATGATGATAGATATAACACTCAGTATGGTTTAATTAGCAGATCCGTTTTATCTACACCGATAGTGAAGGTTCTTGGAACAGAGATGGATATAGAATACAAAATTGATTTAGGGTTCTTATAATGTCTTTTAGATGGCTTAATGTTATAGACGGTGGAGGAGCCCCAATACCAGCCGATCAAGAAGGCACTGCAGTAGATGCTGCAAAAAATGCAAGTACAAAATCTGCAGACTCATTTATTGTTCAAAAAACTGGTCTTAATGTTGTAGCCAATGGCGTATACCAATTTGCGTTTTCTTATTTATATGAAGATCCAGACAATCCTTCACTCACAATAACTGGCCCAAGATCTCCAAACTTTACATTTACTCTTCAGGCTCCAGATCTAACAAGACCAGTTACAAATTTAGTTGTAACTCCTGGACTATTATCTTACGGAGTTAAGTGGGATTTGATAGATAAAGCATTACCTGATAACAAGTGGCTTATAGATATACAGATATACGAAAGTTTAACTGGAGCATTCGCGGGTGAAGAATATTTAGTTTGGAATGGAAATGGCAACTCTGCAACTATACTAGTTTCAAATACAGCAAACAGATGGATACGTGTAGACACAAGAGATCAAGATTATCACAAGAAGAGTGTAGTCTTTGGTCCATTTAAAGCAACAGATCCAATTGTTGTTGATATTACTGGTCCAGATAATGTTTCTTCTGTAACTACATCTGGAGGACTAGACACCACTGGAATTGTAGGATTTAACGGGTACGCAAACATCTCATGGCCAGCAATTACTGGCGGTGGAATTCGTGGTTATCGAATAAGATTTAGGCCAATAACAACTCCTGCTTCAAGTTATTCATATGCAGACTCTCCTGGAACTGGAACTTCTTACAGGCTTGCAGGACTAGGGGCTGGACTAACTTATGAAATAGCAGTTGCAACTTATGATGAATACAACAATACATCTTCTAGCTATGTTGCTGGATCAAATGTTACCGTTGGCGGAACGCCTTATATTGCAAGCACAGTAGATGTTTCTGGGTTTTTTAGAGCGAAGGCAAATCCTACTGATGCGGATTCAACTGCATTTAAATTTGGATTTGGAATAGAAACTGGCAAACGAGGATTATTATTTAATGCAAGTAACTATTGGCATATAGATTCTAACCAATCTGCTTTATTTAAAGTTGGTGGACCAACTTCAAACTACCTTTTGTGGGATGGGGCCAAGCTAACTGTAGACGGAGATATTAACGCAAAAGGTGGAACATTTAGCGGGAACATATTTATGTCAACAACTGGAGCTTCTATATATAGTGGAACAATAGATACTGCAACTGGAAATCTAACTGGCAATGGATTTGCTTTAAACTCAACTGGACTTAAGGTTGCAAACGGAACTAACTCTGTAACTCTATCTGCTGCAACAGGAACAATAACAGCAAATGCTGGATCAATTTCTGGATGGAATTTAAGTGGAACAACTTTATCAAAAAACAATATAATCCTAGATAGCACTGGACAAATACAAGTTGGATCAACTGCAGCAAATAGCGTTTACCTAAAGTCATCTGGCGATTATGTAATGTGGGCTGGAAACAACACCCCTGATGCAAATGCAAAATTTAGAGTTCATAGAGACGGAACACTGTATGCAGTAGGCGCAGTTTTTGGAGCTGGAACAAACATTTCTGGATATGCAACTTCTGCACAATTAACTGCAGTTGATACAAAGGCTACTACTGCAGCTAGCTCAGCTGCTACCGCAGCATCGTCTGCACAGACTGCTGCAACAAATGCAGCAACTGCAAAAACAGCAGCCGATGCAGCAAAAGCTATTGCTGACGCAGCATTGCCATCAACAAGTTTTAATAGAGACGCTATTGTAAATAGCATTAACAGCACAACAACTACAACTACAATTAATGGAGGAAAAATAACTACGGGAACAATATCTGCAAATGCAGTTGTTTCTGATTTTATTTCTGCATTTACTATCAACGCAGATAAAATTACCACAGGAAGTATCAGTGGAATACGTGGAACCTTTACATCTGGTCGTGTAGGAGGATTTGATCTGGGTAACGGAGACCTTACTGGCAGATTACCAGATCTTCCTAGAATTTTGCTAGGAAGCAAAGTATTGATTGGATGGAACGGTGGATCAGATTATACAATATCAGCAGGAAACCCATACACCGACACTGGGCAATCATTTTTTATTAACACACAGACAAACGTATTTAGATTTGCAGCAGACTCTGCATCTAGAGCATATGCAGCGGAAATTAGAAATGATGTTAGAGCAAGAGACTTTAGATACATTAGAGCTCTTGTGAATGATAGCTCATCAAGAAGGTTTAAGGAAAATATTACATATGCTCCTAAATCCTACTATGATAAAATTCTTAATATTACCCCAGCATTTTACACATATATTAATAATCACCCAGAAACTGATTCTGCTTTATGGGGAACACATGCATTCGGCCCAATTGCAGAAGATCTAGAAGATGCTGGCCTAGGCTTATTTGTTCAAAGAAATTTAAATGGGGAACCTACTGCCCTTCAAAACGAACACAAGCTAGCATTGCTTTTAATACCAATAATTAGAGAACTCAAAGAAACCATACAGACTATGGATCAAAGAATACTGGAACTGGAGAATAAAAATGTTTAAGTTTTTTTGTTCAATATGTATAGACGATAAAGAGCTTTATGCAGAATCATTAGATAAAGATAACGCATATGCAACTTGCCCAGACTGTGGCACATCGCTAAAAGAAGGCTTTTCAAGACACAACGATATTACTGAAGACGAAATGACTACAGAATCATATATTTCTAAGAATGGGCTAGACACAAATACACCATAATGGTATACTGTAAATCTATCAAGGAGATATAATGGAAAAAGCAGAATTGGTAATAACAGCACTACAGCAACGTATTGGAGAGCTTGTCTCACAATATGAGACGCACATTGCAATTCTTCGTGCAGAAATAACACAGCTTCAGAAAGCACAAGTGGCTGAGGAGCCAGAGGAGAAATAAAATGGCAGAACAGCTAAAACCAATGCAGGTAAATCCAGGCGACCCTATTACATCAGAGTTGCTGGCCAGCATTGTTGCCAATATTAATATTATTAATACAATGGCAAATAGTACTACATCTGGTGCAGGCGGATCAGATGGAGGAGCAAATCCAGTATCTGGCCAAGTAATTGAGTCTGGTAGATTAAAGGTCCCATGCAATACTGCTGGAACTGGCAAAAAGACAGTTACTTTTACAAAGACTTTTGCAGCAAGGCCTAATGTTATGCTTACACTTTGGCAAGCAAGTTCTGCCAACTTTTTAAAGCATAAGTACTTGCCAGTTGTAACAACAGCCAGTGCGACAGAATTTACAATCCAAATGCTACCTGTTGGTGCAACAGCAAATGGTGAAATCTACGTTCAATGGGTTGCGGTGTCCTAGCTAAACTCTATTGACAATATAAATCATAATGCTACAATTCAATGTAGCGTATAGGCCATGAACACTCATGGCCTAATAGCATTAAGGTAAATAATGACAAACGATTTAAAGTGGATGCTGTCTTCGGACCAGCAGTTCCCTTATCAAGATGACAAGATGATCGAGCTTTGGTTTAAAGTAATGAAGTGGTTTAAGCCAGACGTCGTTGACTACCTTGGTGACACAGATGATCAAGCATGTTATAGCAAGTATACAGAAGGTCGTTCAGCAGAGTTTATGCAGCTTCATAAAAATGACAGTAGAGATTTAATTGTTCCTATGATGCGCCATGAAGCAAAAGGAGCCAGAGATTTTTATGCTAAGACAAGAGAGATGCTACCTAACGCTCAGTTATTTTCTGCTTTAGGCAATCACGATATACGCATCTTTAATTATGTTGATGCCAAGCTTCCAGATTATATTAACGAAGTAACACCAGAAGCATTGTGGTCTTTAGACTCACTTGGGTATGAATACATTTATTATGATGAGCTTCCTAAGCGCCGCTTTGGAGACATACATGTACACCACGGACTCTCAATTGCGGCAACTGGGTCTGCAAGAAAAGACATGGAAGATATGCAGGTATCTTTGATTAGAGGTCACTCACACAGAATTGCTTCACATATGGTTACATATGAGTTAAGAAATAATGGTGCAGGAGAAACTCTTCGTGGATATGAAATTGGTCACATGTGTGATGAAAAGGGTCCAGGAATGAAGTACACTCAACATCACGATTGGCAAAAGGGGTTTGCGGTAGCACACATCGTAAATGATTATCCTCATATTCAAATGATCCATGTTTCACCAGATTACTCATGCGTTGTGGATGGAAAGTTCTTTCAAGTATGATAACATGCAATAAATGTAATGGAAGAGTTTTTATAGATAGAGTATTTTCTCAGAAACTACATATGGAATTGTTTTGCATCATGTGCGGCAAGCGCTGGATGATGAATAAAAATACAAACAAGTTGGGCAAATGGCTGGAAAAGATAGAGGAAGATCAATTAAAACGATACGGTATTTCTTCTTAAACGGGAAAATACATAAGGTCATTAGCTCATCAAGAGCCAAAGACCAAGTAATTGCGTGGTGCTATCCAGATGCAAAAAGAGTTTTGTATCCTTATTCAGAAGTTAATAAACATATGGGCAATGCATACAGCGTTGTACAAGTTGCAGAAATGTTAAATAAGCATAGAGTAACAATACAGGATTATATATTAGAGGAAAAGATTAAGACCCCTCAAAAAATATATCCAATAGGAAGCCTTTCTAAAGAAGGCTGGTCTAAGTATATGTTTAGCGAAGAAGATATATTAGATTTACATCAATATATTTTAGATTCTGGCCATTCTAATAATATGCCATCAAAGGCAGAATTATTGGCTCTTCTCAAACACAGCTTTGTATTGTATACTAAGACAAGTAGCGGGTTCGTACCAGTTTGGAAGGCGGATTAATGGCAAGCAACAGAACTATTTTTTGTCCTATATGTAAAAAAGACATAGAGGTAAGATCTGGTTTTGCACACTTTACATTGAATAGACATATTAAGGAGCACAACAAATGACAACAAGAGTCAAGGTGGATCTTTCTTTTACCAGAAATCTAGGTAACTACGAGAGCATTAAAATTGGCGTAGGGGTTGAAGATGATGTTAGGCAGGGAGAGACAGTCGATGCTGCCACAGAAAGAGTCTACGCATTTGTTGAAGGAAAGCTAATTCAAAAAACTGCTGAGGTAGAAGAAGAGCTTAAGAATGGCAAATAATAAAGAGCCATATGTTCTGATGAGTCTTTACCAAAACCTTTATACTGAAAAGTATAAGAAGCCTGCAACCATAAATAAGTTTAGAGAAAAGTGGGCAATGCAAGATGTTATTGATAGCGTTGGAATGGATAAGGCAATAGATTTAATGAATTATTATTTTTCTTTAGAAAAGTTTGGTCATCCACTTCAGTTCTTCTACTACAACTTTGACAAAATGGAACAGACCAGAATTGAATTGCAAAAAGATATCGAGACACGTCGTTTATTGAGAGAGAATACCAAGAAGATGGTGGAGGAAGGCGGACTATGAATACCGAAGCAACATTAATTTCTGCTATCTGTAAGAATAAAGACATCAGCGTTGTTATGGCTGAAAATGTAGATGAGCTATTTACTTCACACGGAGATGTTTGGGAAGGCTTAAAGTCATATTACAGTAAGTTTAAGGGTATACCAGAGGTAGGAATCCTACAAGAAAAGTTTAAAGACTTCGAGCCAGACCTAAATGTAACAGCTGAAACTGCATACTATTTAGATAATCTTAAGAATGAATTTTTATCTAGCAAGCTAAAGAGCATTTTAATTCGCGGTGGATCAATGCTAAAAGAAGATGTTGCTTCCAGAGTTATTAACGAATTGCAGTCACAGCTTGCTAGCTTAAATAAATATACTAATAATGTCCGTGACTTAGATGTGACAGATGCTGATAACGCAATTAAGCATTTAGAGGCCCTGAAGGTCCGTACAGCCGAGATGGGTGGATCTCCAGGTATTAAGACTGGCTTTCAGTCAATCGACCTTGCATACCCCACTGGAATGGCTCCAGGGCACCTTATAGTCGCTATTGGCTGGCCAGGAAAGGGTAAGACATGGTTCACCTCTTATTTAGCCTGTAAGGCCTGGGAGCAGGGATTTAAGCCCATGATCGTTTCTCTTGAAATGACACCAGAAAATATGCGTGACAGAATTTATACCATGCTTGGTTCTGGTTTGTTTAAGGCCAGCGACTTTGCAAAGGGAGACATTAATATTGATGATTTTAGAAGTTGGTCAAATAAAAAGTTTGCGGACAAGAATAAGTTTATTTTAGTTTCCAATGAAGGTTCTGGCAATGTAACTCCTAATGCTATTCAGGCAAAGATTGATCAGCATAAGCCAGACATTGTTATTTTGGATTACCACCAGTTGTTTACAGATAACAATAATTCAAAAGCTCCTACTGAGCGTAATATGAATATCTCTCGTGAGTTTAAAAACTTAGCGGTTAGAAATAATATTCCTATTATTGATATTACTGCTGCAACTGCAGATGATATTACAGATCAAGACAACCCGCCAATGATGAGCCAAGTTGCGTGGTCAAAGGCAATTGAATACGATGCTGATATGGCTATGGCTATTCATAAGTACAAGGGTACGGATATGATTGAGGTTGTATCTAGAAAGAATAGACACGGCCACGACTTTGGAGTATTTTTAGACTGGGATATCAACAGGGGTATCGTTAAGGAGATTTACGAAAACCCATTTGAAAATGACGCACAAAAGAATTAAAAGATTTCAGATTGAAGTTGAGTTTTATGACAACGCACAACTCATAAGCCTAAAACCACAATATGAAAATCTTCTTATACAGGACATGCGTGGAAAAGGCTACGTAAGAGTTTTAGATATAGACCCAGCATTTTCAATTGAATTTACTGGTGAAACATGGAGGTTCCTAATGACACTTCATGGCGTATATGTAGGAAAGAGGAAGGCATGGCAATCAGAGGGTATAACTCAAAGCAAATTGATACCACGGAATATGCCCCAAGTCATATCAAATCAATCCTAAAAGAAATTGGATTGAACATTGTTGGTGAGACAGGTAATGACTTCCTATGCTACTGCCCATTTCATTCCAACAGACATACATCTAGCTTTAGCGTAAGTCAAACATCTGGTGCATTTATTTGCTTTAATCCAGCATGCGGAGAAACTGGAACACTAATTGAATTAATTAAAAGAACTATGCACAAGAACGATTTTCAATCACTAAGGTTAATTGCAAATAAAGAAACAGAAGCACTTAATAATTTTGACGAGATGATGGAAGATATGCTTTCTGACAAGCCAGTGTTTCAAGAATTTTCTCAAGAGACACTAGATAGACTTCATTCAGATCTCGGATCCAGTGCTATTGCTAGAAGCTACCTTGAGTCTAGAGGAATTAACATAGACTCTATGAAACATTTTAATCTTGGATATTCTTCATCAATGAATATGGTAGTCACTCCTGTTCATAGCCCAGATGCAATCCCTATTGGTATAGTTGGAAGATCTATTGAGGGAAAGACTTTTAAAAATAGTACCAACTTGCCAAAGAGCAAAACACTTTTTAATATTCATAGGGCTAAAAAAATTGGCCAGCAGGTAATAGTATGTGAATCTAATTTTGATGCAATAAGAATTCATCAGGCTGGATTTCCTAACGTTGTTGCTACGCTAGGAGGATTTCTCTCAAATGAACAGCAGTCTTTGTTAAATAGATACTTTAACAAGATAATTATAATGACAGATGCAGATGAGGCTGGAAGAGAACTAGGAAGGTCTATCTCATCTAAGTTACGTAATAAAGATATTTCTTGGGCCTCATTTGGGTATAAAGAAATTTATCCTAATAAAGCCAAAGATGCTGGCGATTTAACTGAAGAAGAAATAAAAGCATGCGTAAAAAATTCAGTATCAGATATTGAATATCGTTCTTGGATATGATATACTAAACAGACAGATGGATCTATACCATCAACTATAAGAAAAGAGGATACAAGTGGGTATTGTAAAAGGACTAAAAGGATTAAATCAAGTAATGGATAAGCCTTCGTATAGCGAAAGCGATGGAACAAAAGCACGTTGGGCAAAGCTAGAGGATGCAGAGAGCGTAAAGGTTCGTTTCTTGCAAGAGCTTGACCCAGACTCACCTACATATGACGAGTCAAAAGGTTTGGGATTTATTGCCGTAGAGCACACTAACCCTAAAGATTACAAGCGCAAGGCACTTTGCTCAATGGAAGATCAAGGCAAATGCTACGGTTGCGAACAACACCGCAAAGATTATAAGGCGGGCTGGAAGGGCCGTTCACGACTTTACATGAATGTTTTAATCGATGACGGAAAAGAAGAGCCTTACGTAGCTATTCTTTCTCAGGGTTCAAGTGGAAAGACTATTACTCCAACCCTAATTGAGTATGCTGGAGAAATGGGCTCAATTACAAATCTTATGTGGCGCATTAAGCGTACTGGAACTAAGACAGACACAAGCTACACGATCATCCCTTTAGCTAAGGATGAAACACCATTCGACTCGTCAGCACTTGAGTTGTATGATCTAGAAACAACTGCAATCCGCGACCTGCCATACACCGAGCAAGAAGCGTTTTTTAACGGAGAAAGCGGAAGCCAAGAATCTTCGTCTACTTCAGACTCAGACAGCAGCCTAGTCTGGTAACTATTTATTGTCAGGGGCAGTCTATTGACTGCCCCTGCATTATTTAGTAAAATAGCAATATGATTTCTTACGAAATACCAGACCCGTTTGAAACTTTTGTATATAACAAGTACAAAAATTATGTAGGCTCTATCTACGATTTCTTTGCTAAAGAATGGCATATGAAATGTGGTTGTTGCAAAGAAGATCTTTACGCACCAAATAAAAAAACATTGACAAAGATTAGACTTTATCATACTAGAAATGAATGTTGTGGCGGATACTAATGAGTTTTACACACCTACATGTTCACTCCTATTATTCATTAATGGATGGACTAAATTCACCTAAAGAATTATGTCAAGCAGCGTTAGATGCTGGGCAGACTGCGATTGCAATCACAGACCATGGTACTCTCTCGTCACACAGAGATATGCAGATTGCCGCAAAGGAAATTGGCATTAAGCCGATTCTTGGTGTTGAGGCGTACATTTCTCCAACCGATAGATTTGATAGATCTTCCAAGACAGATAAATCTATTCAAGCCTATAACCATATTATTTTGCTAGCGAAAAATAAAAAGGGGTTGGAGAATATTAATATACTTCAGGAGCTCGCTTGGAATGAAGGATTTTATCATAAGCCACGTATTGACAGAGAGGTTCTAAAAGAATATGCTGAAGGTGTTATCGTTTTGTCTGGATGCCTCAACGGCCTTATTAGCAAAGCTATTGAGCGTGGAGAATTCTCAGAAGCAAAACTTGTACTCAAAGACTTTAAACAAACTTTTAATGAAGATTTTTATATTGAGGTTCAATCTCACAACCCGCCAGAAATAAACGCCAAGCTCTTAGAGTTGGCAGATGAATTAAAAATTAAGGCGGTGGCAACAGGAGATGCCCACTTTGCTAAAGAAGAAGATAGGGTGTTAGAAGAAGCGCTACTTATCCTTTCTACATCTCCAAAGATTGATAAGGAATCAGACTTTGAAATGTCTCGTAACATTAAAGACATGATGGAAAGATTTAATTATCTATATCCAGACCGCAGAATTTCTTTTCAGGATTACAACCTTTTCATTCAGTCTAGAGAAGAGATTGAATCAGACTTTAATGCTGCTGGAATTTCTCGCACAGACATATATGAAAACACAATGGAGATTGCAGATAAGATTGAAGACTACGACTTCCATCAAGGACTTGATCTGCTTCCAGTTCCAAAAACAGATGCAGACGACAAGCTTCGTGAGATGGCATATTCTGGAATAGATAAGCTTGGATTCTCAAATAATCAGGCATATATTGATAGAGTAGAAGAAGAGCTTTCGGTTATTGCATCTAAGAGTTTTGCATCGTATTTTTTAGTGATTGCAGACATGATTGATTGGGCTAAGACAAACGATATCCGTGTGGGTCCAGGCCGTGGCTCTGCTGCAGGATCTTTAGTTTGTTACGCATTAGGAATAACTGATGTAGATCCAATTAAATATGACCTTTTGTTTTTTAGATTTATTAATCCAGAGCGTAATGACTTTCCAGATATCGATACAGACTTTGAAGATCGTCGTCGTAAAGAGGTAAAGGAATACCTTAAGAAAAAATTTAAACACGTTGCTTCTATTTCAACTTACACTTATTTTAAAGATAAAGGTGTAATCCGAGATGCAGCACGAATTTTTATGGTTCCACTGCAAGAAGTTAATCGTGCAATGAAATCAATTGACACCTTTGAAGACTTTGTTTCTTCACCAAACACAAAAGAGTTTAGAGCCAAGTACCCAGAAGTTGTTTGGCTTGCAGATAGATTGCGTGGAAGAATTAGATCTGTTGGAGTGCATGCAGCTGGAGTTGTTGTAGCTAAAGATGACCTTAGAAAGTTTGCTCCCGTTGAATCAAGAGAAGATGCACAGGATAAAGTTTCAGGAAGAATTCCTGTAGTTGCCTATGATATGGATACTGTTGCAGATATTGGTCTTATCAAGCTAGATGCTTTGGGACTAAAAACTCTATCCGTTATTTCAGATACACTTAAATCAATAAAATCTAGAACTGGCAAGGATATAGTGCTGTCTGATTTAACTCTTGATGATCCAGAAGTTTACAAGATGCTTAGCGAAGGATTTACTAAGGGAGTATTCCAAGCTGAAGCAACGCCATACACTAACCTTCTTATTAAGATGGGGACAGACAAGTTTGAAGATCTAGTTGCATCTAATGCACTAGTAAGGCCAGGTGCCATGAATACTGTAGGGGCTGCCTATATCAAGCGTAAGCAAGGCAATGAAGCAGTAGATTATATGCATACAATCATGAAGCCTTTTACCGAGAATACTTATGGTGTTATTATATATCAAGAGCAAGTTATGCAGGCATGCGTACACTTAGGTGGAATGACTTGGGCAGAGGCTGATAAGGTCCGCAAGATTATTGGAAAGAAGAAAGATGCAAAAGAGTTTGACCAGTTCAAAGATAGGTTTGTTACTGGGGCTTCAGAACACATTACTAAGAAAAAAGCAGAAGCGCTATGGCACGATTTTGAAGCGCATGCTGGTTATTCTTTTAACCGTTCCCATGCTGTTGCTTACTCTATGCTTAGTTATTATACTGCTTGGCTTAAGTTTTATTACCCACTTGAGTTTATGTTTTCGATTCTTAAAAACGAAAACGATAAGGATGCTAGGACGGAATATTTAATTGAGTCGAAGAGACTTGGATTAAAAGTTTTATTGCCGCACATAAATGAATCAGAGCTTTATTTTTCTCTTCAAGACAACGCTATACGCTTTGGGCTTTCTGAAGTTAAATTTATATCAGATAATATTTCAAATAAGATTATTGATCATAGGCCTTATAAGAGCTATGAACACTTTATTTCAATTGCTTCTGCTAAAGGCAGTGGTATAAATAGCAGAGCAATAAGTTCACTAAATGCAATTGGAGCAGCAGCATTTAAAGATAACTTAAGAAACGGAAATGAAAAAGATAACTACTATGAGTATCTGGGCATACCTACATTTAACTTAGAGGGGATCCCACCAAGAGTAAAGGCTCAGGCTAGACCGATTGAAGAGTTTGACGACCTTGGTTCATTTGTTATGTTTGGAATGGTAAAGGGTATCAAGCGTGGTACTGGATGGGCACGAGTAGAAATTGTCGATGAGACTGGATCTATTGGTCTATTCCACAATGAGCAGACTCAAATTGAAGTTGGCCAGATGTACTTTATCCTAGTAGGAGATAATAGAATTGCTAGGTACATTAAGGTTTCAGATATTGACCCATCTTCAAATGACATGTTCGTAGATTATCTTTATAGAAAAGAGTATGACTTAGAAGATGATGAGTATATCGTTGTAAACTTTACTCCATATACAACAAAAGCTGGCAAGACTATGAGCCACATAGTTCTATCAGATAAAAATAAAACTTTAACAAGAGCAATTGCTTTCCCAACAATGTATAAAATGACCTTAGCAAAAATGCGTGAGGGAATGAAATGTAAGGTGGTTCTATCAAAATTAGATGATGGAACGTTAAACGTAAAGGAAATAAAATGACAGAAGCAAAAATTGAAGATGTATTTGCACAGCTAAATGTTTCAAGAATTCTTGTAGCAGCACTTGAAACACTAGGAGAGATATCTATTCCAATAATGACAGTAGTAAACGCAGAAAATGAAGACAAAGAATTGCAAGTTGATTATGACGAAAAAAATCAATCATTCACATTTAAGTTAAAAATAAAAGATTAAAAGTATTCACAAAGCTTTATTTTAATGCTATACTATTAGAGAGAAGAAAGATTAAATATGACTATTTCATTAGAAGATATAATGGCAAAGCTAGACCCAAAGACCCGTGCAAGAGTTCAATCGGCTCAAAATGTAAAAGTACACAAGCAATTGACACCAAGCATCGGTCTAAACGTAGCACTAAAAGGTGGTCTTGGGTACGGTAGACAGGTCCTTGTATGGGGAAACAAGTCTGCTGGTAAATCTTCTTTCTGTCTCCAGATGATAGCTTTAGCACAACAAGAAGGCAAAACATGCGCTTGGATTGATGCAGAGGCATCCTACGATCAAAAATGGGCAGAGCAGCTTGGAGTAGATTCATCTTCTCTTATTTATTCTCAAGCTAAGACTGTTAATGATATGGTAGACGTTGGCGTTAAATTAATGGAAGCAGGAGTGGATGTTATTGTTGTAGATTCTATCTCAGCCTTACTTCCTGGAATATATTTTGAAAAAGACGGAAATGAAATGAAAGATTTGCAAGACACAAAGCAAATCGGAGCAGAAGCAAAGGATATGACTCATGCAGTCAAAATGTTAAACTATGCAAACAAAAATACACTATTGGTTCTCATCTCACAGCAAAGAAATCAGTTTGGATCTATGCATGCCTCCCACATTCCGACAGGAGGAATGGCAGTTAAGTTCTTCTCTTCCACAGTCATTAAGTTATGGTCTTCGGAAGCTGAAGCTAATGCTATTAAAGCTGGTGTTGCGGTTGGTGACAAAATCATTGAACAAAGAGTTGGCAGGCCAGTCAATTGGATTATTGATTACAACAAGCTCGGCCCCCCTAATCTTTCAGGACAATACGACTTCTATTACCAAGGAGAAACATTAGGAGTTGATCGCATAGGAGAGACTTTAGACGTTGCAGAAATGTATGGTCTAGTAGAAAAAGGCGGAGCATGGTATACAATTAATGGTGAGCGTTTTCAAGGAAGAGCAAAGGCTGTTGCATACTTAAGAGCAAATCCAGAAGTATCTGGGAAGCTTATTCAGGAAATAAATGCCAAATCTTAATGAGTTTTTTAGCAAGCCAAAGTTAGTTAAAAAAAACAATTTAGAATCAATACACGGATCTAAGCCCTGTTTTAAATGTGATAAGAATGCAGACGAAGCATTCTGGGATCCAGAGCTCATGGTGCTTGCTTGGGAGTGTCCAGATGGTCATTCAAATGAAATAAAGGTGGGCTAATGTCAGAAAGAGCGGAAGTAAAAAGAGATAAGGCTAAGGCTCAAAAAAATAGTGGCAGGGGAGACTACCAAAAGGGTGATGCTCAATGGAATTACTTTTTAGTAGATTACAAAGAAGCTTCGAAGTCATTTACGTTAAACAAAGAGGTGTGGTCTAAGATATGTACAGATACATTTAAGGTGAATAGAGACATGCACCCAGCTTTAAAAATAATCATAGGTGAAGAATCCAAGGTCAGACTTGGTATAATAGAGTGGTCAGTGCTAGAAGAGTTAATTAAATTTAAAGAGGATAATACATGAAAAAAATTGAAGTGATTCCGCAAGTATATGTATTTAAAGATTTATTTTCTAAAGAAGATTTATCTAGATTACTGCATGCAATAGAAAACACAAAAAATATTGTTGACAATAGCAATAAGATTACTCCCATGGATTCTATGCTATATAATGTACACGGAGAACCAGATTATGTAATAGATCCAGATAGTCCACTAGATCCCTGGGTAACCTGGTATACATTTGGAGAAAAGACTGCGTTTTCTAATAAAGAAACTCCAAGCAAGGTAAGTAATGAAGACTATAAATTTCTATATGAATTTAAGGAAAAGCTTTTTATAAAAATAGAAGAGTGCTTTGAAGAGTATAAAAAAAATTGGGTTGGATCAGGATCATGGCCAGACTATGTAGATGATTGGTCATTAGGTGGAAGACTGAACTATGGAAGGATTGAAATACTACAGCATTACTACACACCAGGACAAAAGTTTTCAATAACATTTCATACTGATTCGCATGAACATAGAGAGCAAGAGCCAGGAGATAAACATGTTGCAACAGTAACTTTTTATATCAATGATGACTACGAGGGTGGAGAGATAGAGTTTTTAAATGAAAATGATAATAGCTTAGTAACTTATAAGCCTAAGATGGGTGATCTTACGATCTTTCCTTCAGGTCTACCATTCTGGCATTCTGCAAAATCTGTAATTTCTGGGAGTAGGAAGCTTTTCCTTAGACTATTTATACTATGGTCACATGACGGTACAGATGAATGGAAGGCAGGTTTATTAGAGCATGGCGAAGAAAAATGGAAAGAAATAAATAGGAATCGAATACAAGAAAGAATATCTAACGGAGAAATGGACAGACAAGTTTTGTATAGCCATGAAACACCAAAAGACTTAAGCTACGGAACTTCTATTTTTGTAGAAGAAGAAAAAAGAACATATGTGGATGGGAGACAGATATGATAAAGACTGAAGATAAAAATACACTGCAACTTATAAGCGATATTACAGAGTTTAACGACTTGCATGAGTTTATGCAGGATGAGCACTTGGATAAAGCCTTGGCCATAGTAGTAAAACTTCTTATGAATCCAGATGTTCCATCTGCCAAAGCCCCTCATTTAATTATGGAGCTTCAGGCTATGTCTACAAAGTTCGCAGTCCTTGCCTCTGTTTATTCCACAATTGCAAAAGACAAAGCTGGTACCGCAAACAATAACAAGAAAAATATTTACTATTCAGTAAAGGAGTCCATAGACAAACTTGTAGATGCACTTAAGTATGTCGTTAGGTATAACTCGTAAATGGCTAGAGATATTGTAAAGAATCTTAAGTTCAAAAAGCATACTGGTCATTTTTTTGATCCAGAAAAATTTGCACAGCTTCTTGATGAATCATATAGGAATACTAAGCGTCCAGATGGTGATACTACTAAAAAGTCTTTTAGCCCAAGCTTACTGGGTTACGGTCACGGAACATGCCCAAGATATTGGTATATGGCATTTACTGGTGCAGTTTTCATTGATGATAATGACGCAGTCGCTGTAGCAAACATGGCACAGGGCACACAGGCACATGAAAGATTGCAAAATCTAATTAAGAGCATGCCTGAGTGGCGGGCAGAAGAAGAAGAGATAATTAACGAGTATCCTCCAATCCGTGGATTTATAGACTTGATTATGGAGTATGATGGCGAGACCGTTATAGGTGAAATTAAAACAGCTAAGCAAGAGGTATGGGATACAAGACAAGCAGAAATGAAGTCTTCTCCTAATCATATGTTGCAGCTACTTACATATATGAAATTAAAGAATGCCAAAGAAGGCTTCTTCTTGTATGAAAATAAAAATACCCAAGAGGTATTAATAATACCAATTTCTATGAATGATAAGAATAAAAAGATTATTGAGGATGCTTTTCAGTGGATGAGAGATGTATGGGATAATTTCCAAAATGGATCTCTTCCCACTAGACCAGAAGGCGCAACTAAGTACAAGCTTCCTTGCACATATTGTCCTGTTAAAAAAGAATGCTGGGCAAAAGGATCAGACACTGGAGAAATAACAATAGATCTAATGAAGGTAGTAAAGTAATGGTGTGTTTAAATTCAGAATGTAAAAAAGAATTTATTGCAAAAACTCATAATCAAAAATACTGTTCAGATGAATGCTGTAGGGTCTCAACTAACAAAAGAATAATGGAAAAATATTACGAAAAAAAAGCAATTAAAAATGGTGCGCCTAGAAAGTGCAAGGGCTGCAGTGGCTTTTTAAGTAGATATAATGACCAGCCTTACTGTGCTAAATGTATAAAGTCTAAGAACTCAAAGTTTAAAAAAGATTTGATGGGTATTATAGATGACATTGGCTAGTCTTGTAAAAACAAAAGCAAGCAGAGTTTTAGGCATAGACGCTTCTACAAATTCCGTTGCATTTTGCCTTATGGAAAATGATACCCCTCTCAAATGGGGGAAGTTTAACTTAGTTGGAAACGATATTTATGAAAAAATATTAGATGCAAAAGTTAAAACATCTGCGATGCTAGATGAGCTCAAAGCTGACTATATTGTAGTAGAGGGCGCAGTTCTTGTTAGATCACCAGATGCTGTAATAAAACTATCTTATGTTTATGGTGTAGTTATTGCAGAGCTTATGTCTACTGGAGCCAGCGTGGTAACAGTTTCGCCAACAGCTTGGCAAGCTTATATAGGAAATAAAAATCCTACAAAAGAAGAGAAAGCGGCAATACGATTAAAGAGCCCAGGCTATGCAGACTCATGGTATAAAAATCAATTAAGGAATATGCGTAAGCAAAGAACTGCTGATTATTTTAACAAGAAGTACTCAATATCTTTGGAAGACTTTGACGTAGCAGATGCCTTTGGAATAGCCCATTATTCAAATCAGGTGCTTACAAAAAGATGAAGTTGTATCAAAATAAAGACTGGCTATACAATAGATACATAGTTCAGAAGAAAACAGTGGTAGACATAGCAAACGAGTGCTCAGTTTCGCATATGACTATTCAAAGGTATTTAGACAAATTTAAGCTAAAAATTAAAAGATAATTGACTTTTTAGTTGACTAGAAGTATAATTATTATATGAGTGAAATAGAGCCAGCAGTGCATTTTGATAAGATGAATAGGGTAGTCTCTGAGCTATTAAAAGGAAATTCTGCTACACAAATAGCCACCATAACTGGGTTTACAAGAAAAGAAGTCCTTGAGTATGTAGATGAATGGAAGTCTATTGTCCATAATGATACAAATGTTAGAGATAGAGCCAAAGAGGCTTTGCTTGGGGCAGATCAACATTACGATATGCTAATTAAAGAAGCGTGGAAAACAGTAGAAGATGCTGACACACAGGGTCAGCTTAATGTTAAGTCTGGAACACTCAAGCTTATAGCAGACATAGAGACAAAAAGAATTGCCATGCTTCAGTCTATCGGGGTTTTAGAAAATAGCGAAATTGCATCTCAAATATTAGAAACAGAAAGAAAGCAGGAGATGCTTGTTGGGATATTGAAAGAGGTAACTTCTGGATGCAACCACTGCAAGATAGAGGTGGCGAAAAGATTATCTCAAATAACTGGTGTTGTACAGTCTATTAATATAATTGAAGAGTCAGATGTCGTTTGATTTTTCAGACCTAATAGAGATACTAGACGGAGAAGAGTTTGAAGAGCGTCCAGTGGACCTTCAAACTTTTGTAACAAGCCCAGACTATCTTGGCTTGCCTCCACTATCTGAAAACCAGTACACTCTTATAGAAAGAAGTTCTCAGATATATAAAGAGTCTACCTTAATAAAACTTTATGGCGAAGAGCTGGGCAAAAAGATATTTAAACAAACCTGCGTTGAAGTTATTGCACAGCTAGGAAAAGGATCTGGTAAAGATTACTCTTCAACAATTGCAGTTGCATATATAGTTTATCTTTTGTTATGCTTAAAAGATCCAGCAGCATACTATGGAAAGCCGCCAAGAGATGCAATAGATATTTTAAATATTGCTATCAACTCTCAGCAGGCAAATAATGTTTTTTTTAAAGGTTTTAAAATGAGAATTGAAGTTTCTCCGTGGTTTGCTGGTAAATATACTGATAAAGCATCAGAAATTAAGTTTGATAAATCTATTACAGTTCATTCTGGCCACTCAGAAAGAGAGGCTTGGGAAGGATATAACGTATTAGTTGTTATCTTAGATGAAATTTCTGGTTTTGCAACAGAAAATACCAGCGGACACGATCAAGCAAAGACTGCAGATGCTATATATGATATGTATAGAGCATCTGTTGATTCACGTTTCCCAGATGTAGGTAAGGTAATTTTGCTATCTTTTCCCCGATTTAAAAATGATCCAATCCAAAAATTTTATGAATCGGTTATAGCCGAAAAAGAAACTATTATGAGAACAGAGCTATTAAAGCTAGACCAGTATCTTCCAGACGGAACTCCTGGAAATGAGTTTGAGGTTTCATGGGAAGAAGACCACATAGTTTCTTATGTTTATCCAAGAGTATTTGCTTTAAAAAGACCTACATGGGAAGTAAATCCAACAAAAAAGATAACAGATTTTACCGTTGCTTTTCATAAAAATCCACAGGATGCACTAGGAAGATTTGCATGCATGCCATCTGATGCAGTAGATGCATTCTTTAAGTCAAGAGAAAAAATTGAGAAGGCATTCAGCAAGGCTAATATAGCGGTAGACTCATTTGGAAGATTAGAGGAGTGGTTTAAGCCAGAAGAAGGAAAAGATTACTTTATACATGTAGACCTGGCTCAAAAGCACGACCACTGTGCAGTAGCAATGGGGCATGTAAATAAATGGGTTGACATAAAGGTAACAGATACATATAACCAGCCAGCACCTATTGTAGAGATAGATGCTGTTAGATTTTGGACGCCTACTCCAGATAAGTCTGTAGACTTCACAGAAGTAAAAGACTATATACTTTCCCTAAAAACTAGGGGATTTAACATAAAGGTCTGTACATTTGACAGATGGAATTCTCACGATATGATGCAGCAACTAAAAACATATGGAATTAATACAGAGATACTTTCAGTTGCAAAAAAACATTATGATGACATGGCTATGGTTGTATTAGAAGAAAGATTATCTGGTCCACACATACCATTATTAATTGATGAATTGCTTCAGCTTAGAATTATGAGAGATAAGGTTGATCACCCCAGAAAAGGCTCTAAAGATTTAGCCGATGCTGTATGTGGGGCTGTATATAATGCTATAAGCAGAAGTAGAATAAAGAGGGATGAAGAGATAAAGATTCATGATTACGAATCAATGAGTTACGACAATGACTTTGCTAACAAAAATGACGGTGAAGTTGAGTATGTTCAGAACATGATTCGTGCACCAAGAATGCCAGAAAGTTTAGCTAGATCTATAGAAAACATGGAGATAATATGAGCGAGTATCAAGAAAGAGCCAAGGGGTGCAAGTGCTGCACAAAGCACGTTCCTTTGCCAACTACACTAAAAAATTACAATAATAATATTTTGTGTCCAACTACATACTATAATGTAATTGAGTATAAAAGAATATGGGACTCTTATGGCTCTAGGCCAGCTGGTAGCATTAGGAAACATTTTTCTGAATATGTTCAGCAGATAGTAGAGTCTTCTATTGACACTCAGCACTAATATAGTACAATTAAGCATAGGTGCCAATAGCTTAGTTGGTTAAAGCCCCGAACTCATAATTCGGTAATCGTAGGTTCAAGTCCTACTTGGCACACAATGTTTTAAAGGAGAAAAAGATGAAAAAAGTAGTAATAGGAGACTCTCATACCTCCAAGCTAAGCTATAATCTTCCAGACATGCATATTAAAAATAATCAAATGCATGATCACATATTATCTAAAACATTTCTAGTTCAATATTTAACCAATAAAGATGGTGGTCAGCAAAAAATACATGATGAACTTACATATTATATAGAAAATGATATTAACATTACATTTTCAAGCCATCCAGGAAGATCAGCATATAATTTTAACTATGAAAAACATGAATATCTTAAAGACTTTAACAACTCTGAATCTTTGGTAATGCCTTGGCTAGGCTACATAGATGTAAAAAATTATTTACCACAATCAGATAAATATAAGGGCGCAGACGAAGTTGCAGAGCATTATGTAAATAGCACTATCAAAAAGTTTGACAAAGCAAATATAGTTTTTATAGAGCCTATACCACAATTCATAACAATAGTAACTGCTAACTGGGGTAATTTTGCTGATGACCCAGCCATAGAGTTTGAGCAAAGACATGAGCAGCACCTTTTATTTGTAGAAGCGCTGCAAAAGTATTCAAGAAAAAATAACTTACCAGATCCTATAAATATTCGTGAGGTACTTGGGTGCGATATGATTGACAGCACTATGCAGTATAAAAAGCCACTAAAGCTTTTACTTAACGATCATCTAATTGTTGACAAATATAGGCCAATATTACAATTTATTTTAGGCTATAAGGTCTAAAGTAATGCCCTTGTAGCTCAGTGGATAGAGCAGCAGGTTTCTACCCTGCGTGTCGGAGGTTCGATTCCTTTCAGGGGTACTAAATAAATTATGACAAGGAGAATTAAAATGTTAAATGTAGATGACGCAAAAGGCGTTGTTGTAGTTGCTGGAGCTAGCTATGGGTCTGGTAGGCAGACAGCCATTAGGTTTGCAGAAGAAGGATTTAATGTAATTGCATTAGCAAGAACTGAATCTGCAATAAAAGATTTTCCCGATGAATATAAGGATAAAATAATTCCTTACAAGATAGACTTGTCAAATAAGGAAGAGATAATGGAGTTTGGAAACTATGTTTCTGAAATGAATATATCTATACTTGTAAACGTTGCTGGAGGGGGAATAGAGTTTGTTCCAGTGGATCAGTCAAGAAGTAATAGTCTGGAAGAGTGTTTTGACATAAATGTATTTTATGTGTTTAATATGTCAAAAATATTAATACCAATATTTAAGAAAAATAAAAAGGGGCACATAATAAATATAACTTCTACAGCGGCAGATAACATTTTTCCAGGAAGCAATACATACTCTGCAGCTAAGAAAGCTAATTCTGTAATAACAGAGTCATTAAGATTTGAGTTACACCAAGACAACATCCGAGTAACAGAAATTGCACCAGGAACAATAAATGGTAGGCAATACAGAGAAGTTGCATTGTCTAGCTCAGATGTAGCTGAGGCAGTATTTTGGGTTTCTCAGCTACCAGAAACAGTTAATATAAATAAAATAAGTATGGCTCATACAAGAAGTATAGATAGGCCATGGTAAAGGGAGAAAAATGTTTGAATATTATGTAAAAAAGGTAAGCAAGATTGTTGATGGAGACACAATAGATGTCGATATCGATCTTGGGTTTGATATTTCATTTAGTTCAAGAGTTCGTCTGGCAGGCATAGATACTCCAGAAAGCAGAACGTCTGACAAGTTTGAGAAAGCCCTTGGTCTTGAGTCTAAGTCATACCTAAAGAATGCAATTGAATCTGCAAAAACAGTTGTAATTAAAACAGAAAAAATGGATTCTTCAGAAAAATATGGTCGAATTTTAGGATGGGTATTCCTAGACGGATCAAGTATATCAATTAATCAAAAAATGATAGATGATGGATATGCCTG